ATATTGTATTTTTAAATTTTCCCAATGACTACCCTCTGGTTTCTTGTCAATAAACTTAACAACTCCTAATTTATTACACATATTAAATAACTCTGCAAATTCTACAGGTGGGGGACTGATATTAGGTATTCTTTTACACTCTTTTATGAGTTCTAATTGGGTTTTTATTTTACTTTTCTTCTGCATTTCTGCAATATATTCATCGCTACATACAGCACCTAGAGGCATACGAAATCTAAAACCTAATGTCTGGTCTTGATACTCATTACTTGTGCCTGTTTTATATTCGTGTTGTCGAAGTTCTGTATAAGTTTCCCAACTACCTCTTTCACAAGTTCCGTAGTCATTTAGATAATCATTTCTTGCTTGCGCATAAGTTGCAACGCAAAGAAAGAATGCGATCCAGAGTAAGTTATCTCGTAAGGTCTTTAAGGTCATAGGTATGATCCCTCACTGTGTCTGCTAATTGTCTGTATAAGTTTTCTGCCATAGACCATGTTGCTTCAGCTGCGGACAATCTTTGTTTAAGGTCGTTAATATCTGCTGTGGAGCTAGTTAGTTTAGACTCCATCTTAAAAATAGTTTCTTGGTTAGCTGTAATAGTATCTGTTAAAGATAATACATATCTAACCGATGTAAATGTTCCGGCTATGATTGCTGCCACAACAGGAACAATTACAATATTCTTTTTAAACCACTCTAGTTTACTTTTTGTTTTTTTCATGTTTTTTAAATAACCACTCCACGTACAAGTTCCATAGTTTTATTATCCATCTCATAACTAAACTCCTTTATTGACACGATAAGCACTCCTCGCCATCGTTTTTTGGGTTTTTACAAACACAATCATCACAAGGACACATACCATAAACATCGGCATGTAATTCTTCATTGCAATGACATTTGCAATTACATTTTTTACATCTATTTTCTGTAGCCATATCCTGTTTTCTTGTTACCCCATCTCTTGTTCCAGGCATACACATTCATTTTACTTCCAATGTGTTCCATCCAAGATAAGGGTTTATCTATTATTTTTTTTATTAGTTGTTTCATATCTGTTATTGCGTCTGGTATTGTTTTCATAATTAGTACCGGGAGATAAAAGTCTCCCTCTACCCCCCTATCTTATCACGTTAATAAGAATCTATTTATTAAATTTATCAAAGATAAAAGAGTATACTTTTTTAAAAGCATTCTTAATCTTTTGTATAATAGTTTCTTTTTTTTCTACTATATGTTGTTTAAAACTCATTTTTTTTCCTCAATTTCATAGAAGAAGTTATCGGTATCTTCTGTTTTCCATTTACCTGTATCTTCAACATTCCACTCATTAGTTTGCACTTTCCAGTCTGGTATATTATCTTTCACTGTGAAAGAGGGTAAGTCCCATATACATCTATTGTTTGGTTGTGCTGCATAGTTACCATCGTCTAGGGCTATGATATGTGCGCACTTATGTTCGTGCGGAATCTCTGAATGATCAGTGTCTAATATATTACCATCTGGATGGCCCCAGTCAACGGTAAATAAGTATTGACCATGATGCCATTTTTTATCTTTACCAATGTATTTGCCTGAAGCGGCGCTTAAGATATTCCAAGAAGTAACAGCAGGAAAATAACTAAAAGAATTCCATAACTCCAGTTCGTCAAGTCTACGTTTAGGAACATCCTTTGGGTCAAAGCCTCTTTGAATAAACGCAGATATCGGTAGACGATAGTAGATAGCTCCATTTTCCATAATACAATGAAAAAGGATAGCACGCCCACCAAGACTCGATAAACCAAAAATAATACAGTCTTCAACTTCTCCATGATGTTTTTTACAATCATATAAATATTCTCTTTTAATTTGTGCATATGTTGCCGGTATGTTTGCATTTAAATAAGCCATTATTTAATTTCACCCCAGTTAGCTCCCTTCTCATAGTCAACCTTGTTAGGTACTTTTAATTCAACTGCTGATTCCATTATCTCAATAATATCCTCTGCTTGTTTCTGTGATTCAATAGATATATCTACTTCATCATGAATTTGTATGTGTGGTATTATACCATTTTTATATAAAGCCACCATAGATTTTTTTGTCATATCTGCCGCTGATCCTTGTATTAACTTGTTTAAAGCCTTGTAAGTAAATGCTCTTTTTAAAGGTTCATCATATTCTTTTCTAGCTTGTTCTAATGGCAAAGGTTTAAAAACCCCAAATTGAACAGGCTGCCATAAATCAAAATGACAGGCACGACCGCCTAAAGTTCTGATCTTACCTCTGTCATTTGCTTTACGAGATACATTATCCATAAGTTGTTTTACGAAGGGTGCTTTAGAATGATACTGCCTAATTAATTTCTCTGCTGATTCTTTCATCAATCCTAGTTCAGCCATTAATTTATTTTTACCCATACCATACATTAAACCTAAATTAATTGTCTTGGCTTGCTTACGTTCTATGCCTGCCATATCTGCTACAACCTGGTGGAAATCTGCATCTCCTGCGTTGTATGCATCAACAATTTCATCAACACCTTCTAAATTTTGTAGTTTAGCATAGTGTACTAAAATTCTAGGTTCTTGTTGTGAGTAGTCAAATGATCCCCATACATGTTTTTCTTCTGGAATAAATATAGATCTAATCATTGGACCAAGTTCAGGATGTCTTGCAGGAATTTGTTGTAGGTTTGGATTACTCATAGAAAATCTACCTGTAACAGTTCCGCCTGCGTCTGATCTAATTTGATTTATGTCTGCGTGTATTCTACCATCAACTGCATGTTTAGTTATTGAATCTATAAACGTACTGTGAGCTTTGTTAAGTTCTCTTGCTTCAGCTATCGCTTTAGGTAATTCATGTGGATGGTTTTGTAAAAAGTTTTTAGTAAAGCTTGGTTCATTACTTTTAGCTGTTCTATCGTAAGGTAATTTAAGTTTGTCAAAGGCTTTTGCTATAGATCTAGCTGCCATAATCTCTACTTCAACACCAGTTAAATCTTTTATTTTTTTAATTAATGTCTCTTCCCTTTTAATTAAATTTAGTTTAATCTTTTGTGATTTTTCTAAATCAACTCTCACTCCTTTAAATCTCATATCAACAAGACAAGGAAATAAATTTGTTTCTAATGTAAAGACATCCATTAGTTCTTGATTATACAATTCTCTTTTTAATGTTTGCCAAAGTTTAAGTGTAGACTCCGCATCACGTTCTGCATATTGACCTACAAACATTGCAGGCATTCTCCACATATCTGCTTTAGGATCTAATCCATATTCTTTTGCAGCTTCAACTAAAACTTTTTCGTCTTTACCTAAACCAACATAATATTTTGCTAGATTATTTAATGCATAAGACATTCTGTTTTCATCTATTAAACTTGCTGCTATCATAGTGTCCACAATGGGTCCTTTTATGGTAAGCCCTGCTGACCTTAACCAGCACACATCATACATCGCATTATGAAAGATAAATGTAGTGTTTTCTTGATTTAGTATGTCTTGAAGCCATCCTAATACCAATTTTTTGTCCATATTACCACCTTGCTCGTGGTGTATCGGAAAATAGCCTGACCACCCCTCTACGGCCACCGCAACGCCTGCTATGTGTCCTCTTTTGGTAACATTACCTGACCCTAACTGTTTTAGGTGTGGATCATTAGTCTCTAAATCTATTGCAATTTCTTTATGTCCTCTTAAATCTTTTAATTCATCGGGCATTACCCACTCTGTTTCTGGAGTAAACAAAGGCATTTGTGTATGTCTCATTCGTAATCCCTTTCGATTATCATATCAATATAGTGTTTAGCTTTAAGAAGGTCCTCTTTCCCACCCTTATTTTTCGCTCTCACTATATATTTTATAGCGTTGCCTTCTGCAAAAAGCAACTTGTTTTTATTTATAAACTCTGCCGGTTGAATGACATAGTCTCTGTAGTGATTACCACCTACCTGTCTAGTTAAGGTGTTTTTTTTCATACTCTTTATACTCCTTTATTGTTTTTTCACTTGGATAATAAACATCGACCACACAATGACATTTAGGACAATGTAAATTAGTTACCATATCATAAGTATCATCGTCTTCGATGTCATGATCAGCTCCCCATATTAGTTCTGTTTCGCAGTGCCAGCACTTCATAATATATAAGCCCTATCAAAGTTCTTTGGATCTAACACATGCAATTCACGCTTCGCTCTCGTCGCTCCAGTATAAAATAATCTATGTAATTCATCCGGATCATAGCTCATCGTTTCTAACGCTGCATTGGTAAGGTCCTGCATAAGCAGAACGTTGTCGGCTTCTCCTCCTTTTGCTCCATGTATTGTTGACATAATGATACGAGGATTTTTATTTATCATCTCACCATTCGCCCTCATATTACGAATGTAATTTTCTGTGACATTATCTAAACCTTCAAAGGCATCATACCAAACACTATCAGTTACTAAACCATGTTCAGCTCTACATTCTCTCATCAAATATTTTGTATCAGAGTGTAATGTTTTACCAGTTCTAAAACCTGGCAATACATTAGAGCCAAGGTATTCGTATATATTTTTTATTTCTATATTACCTAGAGATGCATCTTTACGCCAATGCTCCCAGTTATTAAGAGCTAAAAGTAATTTTAATGGCACAGAGTTAATACCTCTATGTTGATAGTACCAACCACGTAATTCACATAATTCTTTTACATCATCAAGAAAATGATTTGCTGATGACAAAACTAACCAATTACCTTTGGACATATCTACTTGTGTAATATCAGAGTATCGTTTTAGTTTACCTTGTTCAGCTCTAGGCTTATAATCTTTATCAAATCTATTCTGTACTTTATTTATAATCTTTTGTGATAATTCGTGTATTGGTCCGCCTGGTATTCTATAAGATTGATCTAATACTTTAATATCATTAACTTCTTCTTTGAGAGCTATAAAATGGTCTACATCAGCTCCAGCCCATTTAAATATAGCTTGGTCATCATCACCTGCAATATAAGTTTTCTCTGCGTTGGCCCATAAGGATCTAACCATATCCCATTGTATCAAAGATAAATCTTGTGCTTCATCTATAAATAATGCTTTAAAATTTTGTTTAGTTGTTTGTGCAATAAAATCTTCTAGTAAATCTGTAAAATCTTTTAAACTTTTTTCTTTTTTATATCTCTTTAGTTCTTCTGATAATAAGTAAAGTGTATCTCTTTCTATATCTAATATGTTTTGTCTAGAATCATAATACTCTAATAGATCCATACGTTTAACTCTAGCTGTATTCATAATAGTTAAGTATTCATTATCAGAATTAAATGTACCATCATCTGTAGAATACTTTGCTGTCTTAATAGGTATGCCTACTAATTTACCAAACTCTCTGTAATCTTCTGCTGTCATCATCTTTTCTTTTGTCATAGCTAAACGGCTAAACGCATAAGAATGTAGAGTTCTAAAGTTCTCTAAATCTTTTTCTGCATCCAAACCAAACTTTTCAGCGGCTCTTGTTGCAGCTTCTCTTGCAGCTTTTCTAGTAAAAGAAAAGTATCCTATCTGTTTAGGTCTAATCCCCTGTTGAATGAACTGATCGACTAAATTCAATAACGTTGTCGTCTTGCCCGTCCCTGGGGGTCCTAGTATTATAGTCTTCATATTTTTTTAACCTCTTTCGTAATATTTCTATTTTCATTTCTAATAACTCTGCTCTACTTTTTTCTAATCGGTATCGTAGATTCCAATTAATACCTATGTCTTTTACCTTACTCATTAAAATGCCTCCTGGTGATACTCAACTTTAGAAACAGATGCTTCAGTTTGTTTCATAGTTTTTATTTTTATAAGTCTTGGTTGTTGTTTTTTTATTCTTACTCTTTCTTCTGATACAAATGTATCTTCTAATCTTTTTATTAGATTACCTGTTTTAATTTTATCTACTTCCCAATTATTCTTTTTAAGAAATGCGTAGAAGTCATCCATTCTAAAGTATGTAAATTCTTTTTTTTCATCTGTGTATGGCAATTTATTAAATACATCATCCATTGTTCTTGCAGACTGTCTGTTAGTGGTCCAATCTTGTAATAATCCTGTAAGTTGATTCATAGGATTTAAAGACTCTAATGGTTCTACTTCTTGTAGATTGTTCATCATAGGTTTTAAAAAATGTTGTTTCCAATCTTTTGCTTTTGGTACAGGTACAACTAAATTAGCTTGATCTAAACATGCTAATGCAAATAAAGGGGAGCTGTATAACTGTTCTGATTTTAATTCGATCCGCGTTCCATCTACATCTAAAAACCATTGTGGTGGACTTGACTTGTATTTAGTAAGATTGCCTAGTTGTGGCATCTCCTCTTCACCAAAGCCTACACCAAATCGTTTCGTTCTACACAAACCTGATTGACAGACCGCGTTGATTGGTGCGTCTTTACATCTATACTTGTCATAACCTTTACGATTAACTGATTTAATTAATTGTTGAACCTCACTATTACTTAACTTGGGTTCCATATGTTTTATATTAGCTTCGACAATTTTATCTTCCCAACTATCAGGATGAGCTTGTTTATAATAAACTGCAATATTAAATAATGCATTGTTTCTAGACCCCTCACCAAAACCAGTTGATGCCAACTTGTTTAGACAAGGAGGTCCAGCAGGAAACGCTTCTTCTATTTTCTTTTCTTCAACTTTAATTTGTTTGACTTGTTCTTCACTGCAACCATGTAAATCATAGAGCTTATAAAATTCCTCAAGTGAAGCAGCATCGCCGTTATCATTAATCGCATATCTTAATCCTTTTGTTTCATTATAGTAGGGTAAGTTTAAGAAATTACCTGTATCCCCACGTTCTACAAGTATTTCTGTTTGTTTAGGAAAGATCTCTGATCCTTCATAACCTAAAACTTTTGCTAATTTTTTGAGTGTGCTCTGCATAAGAGATGCAGAGATAAATTCTGTAGTAAATAAAAATACGTGAGCACCGCCTGATTTAGAACGGCAAACAATTAAGGGGAAATTAAGATTTCGTATGCTCTGAATGAGGCTGCTGTGGTCGAAATTGTAACTGTCAATATCAATACAGCCCCAACGACACGTGTTATCCTCACGAATGGGGATAATCCCGAGAGCCGGACCTTTTCCCTGTAAATGGTTCTCCCACAAATCATCGCTAACATTCTTTCTAACAATGAATGCCTTACCTTTTTGTTTGTCACCATTGGCTGCGACATCGCCTTTTTGATATTGTCCATATGCAATTTTTAATCCTTCAAATATATTTTTAAATTTTTCCGTCTTCATTATCATTTCTACTTAATTTGTAAAGGGGGACTATTAATCCCCCTCACTACAACTAAAACGGTGTTGCCGCTCCAGTTGATTTCTCTTCCACATCTGCTTTTGTTTGCACGTTACCTTTTGAAACATTATTAGAAAAGTCTTTTGAATTTAAATACAAAGACTTATCTTTCTGTCCCATGATTCTGTCCATCGTTACAACCCAACCATACCAAGAACCTTTGTCGTTCTTTTGTAGATTTGATTGAAGATTGTAAACAACCCCATGCATAGGTGGTACAGCAAATCCGCCTTTACCATCGTCAATTTGAACAGACTTCATCATTGAATTCCATTTTTTACTGACGCTCAACTGTGTTGATTTCATAGTAATTAAAGCTGGACTATATCCACCCTGTTTGTTTTCGACTTGTACATAGTAATAAGCAGTCTCTTCTAAATAGTTACCATTTGGTAATCTAATTTTAGAGCCTTCTCTCTTACCTGTTTGTATCACCGGACTTCCTGGTGAGTGAGTTGCTACAGGCGCACCTGGACCATCTCCTCTATCAGACCATTCCGGATAGTCTTTTTTGTAGTAACAAGGAATAACCTTGATACCTTTTTTACCATCGTATAACTCGCTGGTAACTGTATTATAGATCATACCAGGTTTGGCACCCTCTATAAATTTACTATCACCATCTGTTACTTGTGGTGAAAGTTGTCCCAAGATTCTGATAAACGGTAACGCCATATCTTCTTGCGTCATGTTTTCAAAACCTTTTTGCAGATCATCTCCGAATAACGAAACTGATCCTGTGTCTTTAGCTTTTATTTCATTAGCCATTATACATCCTCCATTTATTTTTTCCGGCTGATTTTTGTTTTGTCTTTAATCCAAAGATTAAAAACATCAGAAGGCATGTCAAGGCCGGCCTTGACACGCTCCTCATATAGAGCAGTTAATGTATTCCACGCCACATCAGATTTCTGCTGTGGAGTAAACCCATTTTCTGCTGCAAGGTTCAACAATTGTTTAGCCTTGTCATCTTCTCCCTTACCAAAAGTTACAAAGACATTGTTTTTAATAATGTCTCCTAGTTTTTGGTCACGAAGCCATTGATAGGCACTCTCTCTTGCTAAATCATCTTTTTTAAGAGTAGCCCTAAATTCTTTTTTAACAGAAACTTTACTACCATCTGCTAGTTTTATTTCTGATAATCCCTGTTCTGCAAGAAGTTCTGGAATAACTCTAGAACTAATATCATCTGCTTCAGCTTTTTTAGCTTTCAACTTTTCTTCTAGTTCTTCTATTTCATCTTCTTTATTTTTTAATAATATACACTGCTGTGCAATGTCTGTTACTTCAACGTTATCCAACATATCTTTTGTGTCTTCTAACATCATATTTTTTACTTCACTCATTATTATCCTTTCTGATAAAGATCGAAATTTATTGGATAGTATTTAGCCTCTCGTCGATCCCATTTCAAGAGATTAAATTTACCGTTTGTTTTATCACAAACGATTGCACAAGATATTCCTATAATAGCAGGATCTCCTGTTAACAATACGTAGTCTTGTTCTCTAAAGTCTCTTAAGTTTTTTTGCATTTTAAAAACAAAAGGACTTGATGAGAATATTATCTGTGAATCTGGTCCATAGTTAGGCAAACAGATTACAAGATAACCAAAATCAGATGCACCTAAAATATTTATATTTGCAGGTGGATGTTGTAGTACATACACAAATTTTTCTTCAGGGTTGTTTTTTTTAAAGTCTAAAAACTCTGCTAAAGAATTTGGTTTATATAATTCAAAAATTTTATTCTTCATTCTATTATTCTCTTGACAATCTATATAGTAGTTATTATATACTTGTCAAGTAGAAAGAATATGAATTATAAATTTAAGACAAAGCCATACAAGCATCAGCTGACGGCATTAGAAAAATCAGTTGATAAAAAAGAATACGGTTACTTTATGGAAATGGGTACCGGTAAATCTAAAGTGTTAGTTGATAACATGGCTATGCTTTATGATAAAGGTAAAATAAATGGGGCGCTTATTATAGCACCAAAAGGTGTATATAGAAATTGGTTAGAACAAGAAATTCCTATACATTTAGCTAGTCACATAAAACCCAAAATGGTATTATGGACTGCTTTAACATCCAAAACGAAGGAAAAAGAATATCAAACTTTATTTGAAACAGGCTTTGACCTACATGTCCTTATCATGAATGTTGAAGCATTTAGTACAAAAAAAGGTGCTGAATTTGCTTATAAATTTTTAAGAACTCATAAAACACTTATGGCTGTAGATGAATCTACAACTATTAAAAACCCTTCAGCTAAAAGAACTAAAACAATTATTACTTTAGGTAAGCATGCAACTTATAGACGTATTCTTACAGGTTCTCCTGTTACTAAATCACCATTAGATTTATATAGTCAATGCACATTTTTAGATGAAGGTTTATTAGATTTTACATCTTACTATGCTTTTAGAAATAGATATGCACATATGGTAGAAAGAAATTTTGGTGGTCGTAGAGTACAGATTGTAGGTAGTTATCAAAGATTAGATGAACTAGAAAAAACATTAAAAAAGTTTTCTTATAGAGTACAAAAAAAAGATTGTTTAGATTTACCTAAAAAGATATTTATAAACAGAACAGTAGAATTAACTTCTGAACAAGATAAAGCTTATCAAACTATGAAATCTGCAGCTCTTGCTACATTAAAAGGCAAGATGGCTACCGCTCCACACACCTTAACTCAATTAATGCGATTACATCAAATTACTTGTGGTCATTTTAAATCTGATGACGGTGAAATAACTAATTTAAAACATAATAGAATAACAGAATTGATGGATGTTATGGACGAAATGGAAGGCAAAGTTATTATATGGGCTAATTATATTCATGACATAGAAGAAATTGTAAAAACAGTTAAGAAAGAACATGGAGATGATTCTATTGTACAATATTATGGTGCTATCTCATCTGACGACAGACAGAAAGCTATTAAAGAATTTCAAGATCCTAAATCTCCTGTAAAATACTTTGTAGGTAACACACAAACAGGTGGTTATGGTATTACATTAACGGCTGCAAGCAATGTAATTTATTATTCTAACAGTTATGATTTAGAGAAAAGATTACAATCAGAAGATAGAGCACATAGAATAGGTCAACATAAACCTGTAACTTACGTAGATCTTATTGCTCCAAAGACTGTTGATGAAAAAATAATAAAAGCATTAAGAGGTAAAATTAATATTGCATCTCAAATTATGGGTGATACTCTTGAAAGCTGGATATGAAACCTATAATTATAACTTTACTTTATCTTACCTTTGGTAATGAAATTAAGATGGAAACTTTTGAAATCAATACAACTTGTGATAGTTGGTTTCATACAAATGTAGCACAAATAGAGAATAAAAAGAAAACATTGTTCTCTGGCAGAACCTATCATGTGTATAAAGATAAAAAAGTTATTGGTTATATCTGTGCGGACGAACCACCACAATGAATCCTAAAGATCAACTAATCCTGTTTCTCTGTTTAAATATTTATATTCTATTTTATGTATATCAAAATCTTTCATGATTTTTTTACATATATCTGTAGGATCAAAATCACCACAACTATAAACATCTAATTGCATTAATGCAGGTTTAGGTTCATCCCAAATATGCATAGCAATGTGTGAAGTTTCTATTATTGCAACTGCTGTAATACCTCTATTACCTGGCATATCACAGTATTTTACATAAGGACCCATAAAGACTTTCATATCAATGGATTCTATAAAACCTAACATCCAATCTTTTAGCCACTCTGCATCTGTCGGGGGTTTACTAGCTTCGGCACGAATAATAAGATGCTTATGCACCAGAAGACTATTTTTCATGAGCTAGATTTCTTCGTATTGAGTCTTACCAGCGTCATTACGAAATGCACGCAAAGTTTGTTTACGATTACCATCTTCATTGTAAGAAAAATGTAACCATCCGCTTGCCGGATCTCCTGTGTAAAATTCTAAAATTCCTTGATCAAATTCTGTGTTATCTACGATCCAGTTAAATACTTCCATATTATCATGACCATGACATTCGAAGTCTGCCGCCTGGCCTTTGCAATGCTGGGATTTTCTACTACTGCCGATTTTTTCGCTCAAAATTTCAGAACGGTATCCGCTTGAAATCATTACCGGTCCAAACTGATCTCTTACAGGTTGTAATACGTTTTCGCAAAGCAATCTTAAATTTTCTGTGTGTTCTTCTGTAGGTTGATTAGATATACCATGGCGCTCCGCTGTCTGCGATTTTGTGAGCTCTGACAAAGAAAAATTAGAAGTTAACTTCATCCTATTACCTTATCTAACACAAAGATGACTGCTGTTCCCGCAACAGTTAAAAGAACCCAATAGAACTTGTCTATCTTACCGCCCAATTTTTCTACATCTTCATGTACGTGGGATAAATTCTTTTTGACTCCTGATATGTGACCATACAGGGATAAAATATGTTCTCTTGTTGTTTTAGGTTTCATACCCATTAAGCAATGCCTCTTTGTTTTAATCTTATAGCTTGTTCGTCCGGCGATAATAATGCCATTTCTGTAGATGTCAATTGTGTTACTGGATCTATTTTAGGCAAAGCCGCAGCTGTTGCTACTGGCTCTGGTTGTTTTGGTAGGGGTGGTGTTTTAATTTCTGATACTTGCGTAGCTGGTGCAAAAGTTTGATTTTCAAGCTTCACACCTGATTGAGTAGGTTCTGGATCAGTTGTAATGTCATAAGGAAAAGCGCCATTTAAATCACCGTCCTCTAATAAATCCATAATATCTTCTAGCTCACTTTCAGGAAACATATTTTCTTCATCAACATATAGATCTTTACCTTTCCTACCTGTTTTTTCTAAATTGTTTTCAAGTGTTTCAATTTTTTCTTCAAATCTTGGAATAGAAAAACTTAAAGGTTTAAATTCTCCATCTATAACGCTGTCAATTTGACCAGACGGCAATCTTCTTTCATCTGCCTCATCAAAAATAAAATCTTCATCTAATCCTATATCTGTCATTGTTTTAAATGCGTTGTAAATTCTTTGTTGTTCTCTCCAAGCAAATCTTTGTTGTTTAATAAAGTCGGATTCAATTTGTGCTTTAGTTCTATTTAATTTGTACATGTCACTTCCTTTAGGAGCTTCTGTTCTAATTTTTTTAAGATCAGATACAATAAATTCCATTGATCTTTTTAAATTTACTTTTTGCGGTTTAATACCAGTTCCTAATCCTAATAAAACATCTTCAAGATCATAGCTTTGTCCTGTGCCAGTTAATTTTTCTCTAAAGCCATAGTATAATTGTTTACCTGTTGTTAGCGCACCAGGGGCTACAGTTGTTATTAAATGATCTGCGCTTTGTAAAAATTTTTCATTAAAATCTGCTAGCTCACTATAAATTGCACCACCACTTTTTTTCTTATTATTTCTTATTTCAGATATTGTTTCAGCAAAAATAGTTCTGTTTATAAAGGGAGCTAAAAATTCTCTAAAAGGTCCATCTTCAGCAAAAGCAAAATCCATTAAAAATCTATCTATGCTTTGAGGATTCATTTTTTGTTCTTTTAATTTTGTAAAAGCTGCTCTAATAGGTCTAGTTACTGTATCGTATGGAAGGAAGGTAGATAGATCTACAACTTTAAACTCACCCTCATCATTTGGTTTTGTTACTGCAATTAAATTAGAATTTCTTTGAAATTCTGGAGCTACATATCTTCTGTACCTATCCATTAAGTCTTCACTTATTCCTGTCACCGCTCCGTATATTCCTTTTGCAGCCATAGATGCACCACCAAGGGTTACAAACTGACCCATTAATCCTCTGTATCCCATTTCTCTTAATACAGGATCATCTGTAGCAATTTCTCTTAAACTAGTTCTCATACTTAAATAACTTGTTCTTGTCATTTCAGCAGGAAAAGATACGAAGTTACCAATTGGTAAAGCTCTTACTGCTTTAATAGCATCGGGTACCATACTATATGTTGGCATTGTATTTCTAACATACCAAGCAGAAGCTTGTTTGATAGCTTCATCAAGATCCATTTTAGATCCATCAAATTTAGTTTTGCTTAATTTTTGTCCAGCCACTTCTCTAAACCATTTTTCCATTTTAGGTAAACTCTTACCAGAAAAATCTGTTAGATAAGATTTGTACCAGTTATAAGCATACCATTTCCAAACGTTATCTCCTCCTGCATAAACTCTACTAGCTGTTCTTAATAATCCTTTTGTCTCTAAATATTTTGTAAGTTGATCTGTATCTTTAATATTATTTTTTCTAATAGCTCTTAACACAGCACCTAATTCAGCTGCTACTATATTTTCATCTAATGCACCATATTTAATTCCTTCATCGATATTTGCTAAAACTCTTTTTTCTGCTTCAGGTCCTAATTTTCCAGCATTAAAAATATCATCTACTGTCATTTGAATTGAGTTTTGTAATGAAGCTCTATTACCTAACAGTCCTCTGTTGATTACAAACATAGCTGCTGATGAAAAGTTTCTTGTTTGTGTAGCGGGAGACAATACAGTTTTACCATATTGAGCTGCAACTTTAAATTGTAGAAAGTTTTTGTACAAAGGTAATTGTGCTAAAGCATCCAATGGTCCTTTAAGTGTTGTCATTCTATTAATCATATCTGCTGGTCCAAATAATTTACTTGCATCTGATTTTAATAAACCAAGTCCATCTATTTTTCCTACTCTTGTTACAGCTTTACCTAATTTATCTGCTGTAATTTCATATCCAAATTCAGCAGCTTCTCTTGTTTTAAATAATTGTTTAGACTGAACCAATGCTTGACCCAATCTATCAAACATAATTTTGTTTGTGCTTTGCGTAGCTAAATTAGATATGGTTTGTAAAACAACATTTTTCATATTGTTTTCTTCACCCATTACTTTTCTAATTACATCGGGTAATTCTTCTCCTGTAGATATAACGTTATCTGATCTTAATTTCTTTTTAGATATTTCTGTAATAGTTTGAATAGGATCTCTGTTATCTGTTTTTGCAAATTCTATAATATCATTAACTTGATCTTTAGCTAATTTACTTCTAGCTACAGCTGCAGTTGTACCATCTCTTCTAGCCATTTTTATAGCTGTTTCTTTTAAATCTTTATTTTTATTTATAACTCCTAAAGCAAATTTAACTGCATCTTTAAATTCTTTTGATGCTTCATTGACCGAGTAATTAGGATTAGTAAATACAGCATATGATTTTCTCATATACCCTTTAATATTATTTTCTAAAGATTCTTTTATTAAAGAATCACCAGGTAATAATTCTGCAAATGTTTTTTTAGTTTCTATTAATATTTTATTTAATGCTTTTGCTGCAGGTCTTAACTCTTTAGGTAAAGCAGATAAAGCTTTTTGATTTTTAAAATATTCTAATACATCATCAAGATGTTTATCTTGCAGTGATGGAGAAGCTAATTTACTATTGTATATTTTTTTAGAACCTTGCGCTAAATCATACGCTTTCTTTTCTAAACTATCTAATAATTTTTCTACTATTCTTGCTTTAGCTGTAATTTCTTTTTGTCCTCTTGTAGAAATAGCTGCAAGCTCTGGTGTAAATCTTGATATAGATCTTAAATAAGCTAAACCATTATCTATTTTTTTTAATGAACTCTTTAATGGATTGGCAGAATCTACACTAAACATTCTCCAGTTTTCAAATTTAGGTAACTCTACAGTTGTTTTAGTTAAGCCTCCTACTTTACCTCTTGATACTGTGGGTAATAAAACTCTTGATGTAATTTGTTCACCAATTTTTCCAGGTGCAGCTTGAATAGCTCTTCCTATTGCTGGTAAAACAATTTTATCTTTAGCTGCTAATTTAGATACAGGATTAATGACTGTAGCTTCAGCTACTTTACTTCCTATTTTTCCTACTGTTAATGTAGGTTTATATATTCCATATTTAAAACCTAAAGCTAGT